CCTGCCCCCACGCCCCGCTCGCCAGCAACAGCACTGCGATGCACAGCAATGATCGCTTCATTTCGTCTCCTTTGGCGCGACTGGCTGGGAGAAGAGGGCGAGCGAGGCGCTGACCTTTTTGCATTGATGATGCGGGCATTGAGTGAACGGATACATCGCAATATGTCCTGGGTCTTTACCCTCATGCTGCCATTCGGCTAACTTGCACAGCGCCTCGACCAGCCGCTCCACGTGCTCCCGTAACGTAACTGCGTAACAGGTTAGCCTCGCTGCCTGTCCGGTCATTTCACCCAAGTTCTCTTGTGATTTCAAATAGCACGCTTCGTGAAACTCGCGGTCTTGTTCCAGCCGCTCCACGTCGGGCAGGATGGCGCGGAGTTCGGCGGCACATTGCAGACGAGTTGCACTATAACTAATATCGGTACTACCTTCGCCACCATCTCCGCGAATGTTGATATTTGGCAGTTGCCACTTCTCGCACAGTTCCCTCAGCTTATTCATCGGCGTCTCGCTCATGGCTTGGCCTCCAGTTTGCGGGCGCGAATGCGTTTAGCTAAAGCTAGAGCGGTGAATGTGAATGACCTTCCATCTTCCGCTTTCCACGCATCGTCACAAAGCTTTGCGCACGCTTCCCGCTCGGCCTCAACCGCTTCCTTAATGCGCTCGGCGACGTAGGCGCGGATGATGGGCAGAACGGCGTCGATAATCGTCGTGGCCTCTGCATCGCGAAATACAGTGCGACCGCCATCATACTGATACACACGGACGGCCATAGAACGCAAACCTTTTGCCAGCTTCTCGACCAACTCTTTCTTATCCACGGGAGTTTCTCCTTTTCCAGCGCTGGTACTGAAAGGTCAGATATATGCTGGCACAACCAGCACGACAAAATGTCGTCATCGTGCCACGGACCATGACGATGCGCTTCGCAGGCTTCTTCCAATCGCGCTTTGCATTCGGCCTCGGCGCGTTTTGTCAATCCCCGCGCTCTTGTATGGCTCTGTACACTGGCGGACAGGCCGTTTTGAACTCCTGTTCAATACATCGGTGCAAAACTTTCTCCACCAATAAAGGCTTCTCGCCTTTTGTCCTCATCCACTTATCGGTACCGAGAAATTCTAACCGCCTATAATCCTCGTCACTGATTTCTATTGTTCTCATCTTTGTTCTCCTTTTCCGGTGCGTCTTCCGTTGGGATGGCGCGAATCTTTTTGCTGATTACGTGCAGCAAGATTGTGTCGAGCACATCTAGCTTCCACATGGATTCTAGCGCATTAAGTACGCTGTCTACCAGTTGCGCGCACTTCTCCCTCATCGCCGCGCGTTCGGCGCTCACCACGGGCGCGAGGTGACGCTCGATGATGTCGGCTGCGGTTTCTCTCTTCGGATGCCGCAGAGCTAAATTGTTGCGACATAGCTTCTCGATGCACTTCGCCGCTTCCTCGCACGCCTGCCGCACGTTATCGCTCATGGACCGACCCACATGCTGTGAGAAACTGCGCTCATCCCGCAGCGTGAACAGGTAACACTCTCACAAAGACCATCATGGGAAGTCTCGGTTTCCCCGTCCCACCTGTGTCCGCATGGGCCTTCCGGGCACTCGCATTTGCATTCCGGCCTGCTTGGACCGCAAACGAAACATGATACTGATATTTTCTGCTTGTCGCTCATGCACTATTCCTTGGCACGAATCGAGCCATCTGGAAGTATTTCTATGTCAACGTCATTCTCAGAGTTAAGAATCTTATCCAGTTCTTCGATTGTCGGTCGCGGCTTCCTCTCGGCGGAATCGTAGGTCTTCTCGAAGATGTCTGGTTTGCAAGGATAGTGTTCACCTTGGACACCAGTGATAATCCAGTCGCCAGGGCAAACGATGTGGCCGCCTTCTTTGGTGTCAATCCAGCCGTGGAAGTGCATGGTTTTTCCGCAGTGCTGGCAGTTCTCATTTCCGTTCTTATCTGGTCGCCTGAAATAGCGAACGATGTCCCCTTCCCATCGTTTCTCTTTACGCTCTTCCGCCGTAAATATACGCATCGCGCCATTCTCAGTCCCTTCATGGTCCACAGTGTAATCAAGGGGGTGGTCGCCATTCTTGAACCACTGCGTCGCCTCAATCTCCACTGGTTTCTTACGGAATTTCATTTGATTCTCCTTTGCGCCTGCAGTCTGTCGCTCATTTGATAACCGCTCCCACCACCACTTTGCTTCTTACAGCACCCGCTCCACACATAGCTCTTCCTGCGTGGCAATGACGGCGCGAAGCTCGGCCGCTATTTGATGGATGCATCCTGCTACACAATCACATTCTTTCTGACGTTCGTCGTAGCATCCTTCCTCTGATAAAGGACAGGAATACCAGCCGTCTTCGCACTCATGGTGCCTTACGTTTTCCAACTTCTCGCACAGCTTAGTCAGTTCGTTCACGGCTTCCTCCCTACATATCCCATTCTATAATGCCTGCATTGGCAGCTTGAACTGGGTCTTTTGTGCTATTCCAGGCACCAACAAAGGATTCAAGCCACTCCATAAACACTCCCATCTTTATGGAATGCTCTGCCTGTAGCTCAATATACGCATACATCTCTCGTACTTCCTCATTAGTTTGGTTTTCTTTCCAAAAATGTTCTATTGGTAATCCAGAGCTTGGCATGGTTTCTCCTTGCTAGAAAATGGGAATAGCACAAGGTTCTTCAAAGTCTACAATGTCACTTTCGTACGGTGGATATCGCTGCGCCGCATAAATTAGGTTTCCTGTGATTTCCCGCACTGTCCCATTGCTTTCTGTCGGTTTAATGGCCCAAACACGAAAGTCATGGTACCAGGATGGGTGCCTAACTTTTGGTTCACGGCAATAAGAATACAGAAGTGCTTTCCAACTCGTGAAGAGTCTATAGAAAGGTTCTCCAGAATCGGGCTGGTATCGAATTAGCCAGATTTGACTATCCCATTCTAGATTCTTATTTTCCCTACTCATTGTGCTTTCCTCCCTGTTAATATCTTGGAATCTGTATCTACAATCTCTTTTTCATGGAACACCTGTTTCTTTACATTCCAAAGCGTAACAGTGCGTTTTGTTTCAGGGAACACACGATAGATTTTTCCCAATGGGACACCAGCTTCCATCTCTACAAGCCCATCAGCAGTGGAGCATTTTATCAGCGTTGCTGCAACTGCAATTCCCATTGTAAATACCCCCGAAAGTAGAGAAGTACCTGGCTAGCCTGCAAAATTTGCTGCAGGGCTTTCTATTGGGTTCTGCATGTACTCTGGAATAGGGTCTAACCTAGTGTTTTGCTTACTTTGGGCTTATTTCTTGCGGCGAGGTTGTTTTTGGCCAAACTTCACTGCATCAGGAATACCAACAATTCCGCTGTTGGGCTTTTTGTATGCTCCAGTGCCAGCAGGACTAGTTGTTGCGGAATTCTTCATACCATCTTCAGGCTTGAATGGCTCTATCCCCTGTTCACGGTTTTTGCGCGTATGCTTCATCACGCTTTCGATTGCTTCTTTCTGCTTGCTTCCGCGCTGCAATTGCAGTTGCTGCTCTTCTTCAGGAACACGGATAGCGTCACGGTGCTGCACTGGGCCTGTTTCTAGGCGCGGGAAGCGCTGAATTGCTTTGTTCCCATGGTGGTGGTGATGATGATGGGATTCTTTGTTCAGGTTACCATGCTTCATCGCATCTCTTGCCTTGGATACCACGGCACCACGGTCAAGAGTCTTCTGGTCACGCACCTTGTCAGGTGATTTCACACGGTCTTGCTTTCGTCCAATTGCGTGACGGCTGTAGCGAAGATTTGCTGCTTCTCTCTTGATTGTTTCAGCCATGTCACGCGGGTCTCTTGTTGCCCAAGGGTCTGTCTTGCCATCTGCTCCCTTGCTTGCATTGTGTGTTGTAGCCATTCCAGAAACATTGGAGGCAGTCGATGTTCCAGGTGCTGTTACTGGAGTTGCGTCTTCCCTGGACTCCTGGATGGATTCACTTTCGCCCTTAGTGCTACTGGTTGGTAGAGATTTTCCCATTCCCATTCCACTGGCACCTTTGCCACCAGAAGCACCACCACTTGCCGCACCCCCTGCTGCTCCACCCGCTGCACCGCCTGCAGCAGCAGCCTTGCTGCTATCTTCGCCCTTCAGCACCTGCGCGTAGGCGCTGTTGATTAGGAATTCCTTCTGCGCGTCTTCCAGTGCGATTTGCTGTTGTTCCTCATCATAGTCATAGGAAGTGAATTGCAATTCTTTTGCAGAAGCAGAAGCGATGCGTCGGTGAGACCACCAGGACATCGACTCACCAAAGGCCAAATCTTTCAGCTTTTCACTTCGATTCTCTTCTGCAATGGCAGGATAGGTGATTTCAACCTTTACAATCAGGTTCTTGGGAATCTCTCCACGCTCTTTACAGCGAGTAAACAGGCGCTCAGTATCTTGTAGGAAGAACTGCTCCATGATTTCCTGATAGTCCTCAAACGTCTTTACATCAGGTTCTGTTCCTACCAGTGCCTCTGCCTTGCTTGTTCCACCACTCATTCCTAGATATTGCTGTGACAATCCAGCACCCATTGCAATAATTGTAAGCAGCATTTCCCAGTCTGCCGTAGTGTCAGCTGCCCCAACTTCTGCCTTGATGCCGTTAAGCTCTGCCGCTTTGTTATGAATGAAAAAAGAGCCAGGAGTTGGTGGAGTATTGAATTGCTGCTTAGCATTCTCTACTGCTGCCTGGTCGCCTTCTACTGCAACATCCAAAACGAAAAGATTTGCCATCTTGTTACGTATAACTCTGTCGCTGGCAAACTCTTTCAGGCGCTTGAGCCAGCCAAGAACTGCAAACAGTTCACTGCGGCCTCGAACTTCTCCTGACACCGTGTTTATCTTCATGTGATAGTAAAGAAGACTTGGAACCTGGCGAATGATGAATTTTATGGTGTTGTGGACAAAGCAACCGGCAGCCAGCCCAAAGTTGTGATTTCCTTCCATCTGAACATCGTACACTTCTTGCTTTCCAACAGAAATAACTGACTCTACTGTTGGCCCCTTTTCTTTCTTTGGAATTTTTTTGGGAACAAACATGTGGTACTCGTATTCCCCTGTAGCTGGCTGAAGCACTCCAGCATCTTCTGTAAACTGGAATGGCATTAGTTCTGTGCCAAGAGATAGTTTTTCAGCTTCTTCATACACCCCGTTTCGAAGTAGAAAAGGATGGTCAGTAGAAGCTATTACAACTGCTCCATTACTTAATTTCACAGATACACACTCTTTTGTACCTGTTTTCCAAGCTTTCACTAAACAACTTGGAACAATTTCTTTTGTTTTTTCATCAAAGGCATATAAAAATGTGCCAGAAGCAGAAGATTCTGCCAACTCTGCCACAGTCATAATTTTTCCAAAGAATGTTCGAACTTTTGTAGAACCAACCAAGCAAGGAATTGGCAAATCGACATACCATTGATATCTCGTCGGATATTGCTGGTGGATGTAAAATTCATTTTCGCAATCATCAGGGTCTGTAATCACTTCCCAAACTGTGGAAGGGTCAATCTGGCGAATCTTCAATCCCCAGGGAGCATCATAGTAGCGAACAAACTGCTCCCCAAAGATAACCAGGTCGCGCAGGATTTGCTTGCTGCGAATGTGAAGTGTGTTCTTTTCCCAGTGCTCATCCAGCTTCACCTGACAAAAGGCAGCCCAGTCCTTGCTGGGTTGCTGCGGCTGTCCTTGTAGCGTTTGCTGCCCTGGCTTGGGCTGTGGATAGCTCGCGGTGATGACTGTTGCTTTGACACCCTTGCCAAGCACAAATTGTGTGATGACCTTGGCAATTCTTTTTGCTACAGGATTGTGCGTGTTGTGTGAAAAGATTCCTGCTGACAAATAAAAGTTTTGGTCTTCGTACTTTTCTTCAGAAGTTTCAATATGATATACATGATGTAAACCCGCAGGGTAAACTTTTTCAACTTCTGGAATTCCTTCTGGCCTAACTCCCATGGGCATGAAACGGTCTCCAGGGAAAAGTTTGCCTGCATTCTTGTAGTTTCCATCAAGCATCAGGAATGGATGGTCTAAAGAAGCTGTTATAATCCTCCCATTCCTGGAATTAAGCTGAATGCAAACACACTCCTTTTCCCCCATTTCGTGAACACCAATTAGATTCACAGGCTGAATTGTTTGGCTGGCCATCTCGAATTTGTAACCTTGTACACATTCCTTCGACTCCAATTCTTTTTTCAACTCCAAAATGGAAATGTCTCTTCCGTCTAACATTGCTATCTCAGTATCGCCTGTTAAGCACCAGGCTTGATACGCAAGAGCGTGCATTTCCAGATAGTCAGCAAAGTACAACTGCTTGTTGTATGGCCCAGCAATCATCGGAGTGAAGTCTGGTTCTCTCCCACCCAAGGCAAAGCTCTGGCCACCATCAAAATTTGGGAGCATCTGACCAGTGGCACCAATGGAACCAAAGCCACCAATGTCTCCTGGAAAGTCACCTTGCTCAGTGAGACGCTTCAATTCCTTAGTGAAGCCAGACTCTCTCAGACTCTTCAGAATCTTCCCATCTACCGACTTGCTCAGGCTTACTAGCCGTGGATTAAATCGAATTGCTACCGGATTGGTGCCACTTTCCCGAAGCTGCGTTCTGTTTGCTACGTTACTCAATGCCTCAGACACAATCCGCGTCTCTCGCAGCTTTTTGTAGTGTGGGCTGCGAATGTAGTCAGCCAAGGTTGGATAATGTGCTTCCCGAAAGATTCCATTCTTCATCTGCTTCTCAGTGGAGATGATGAGCTTGGCATCTACATCCATCACAATAGCTTCGTGAAGGTATTTGATGTGCTGACCTTGTGCTGCCTCATCAGGATTAGTCAGCCCTTTGATATCTTCGGAAGTTGGGGGATTGATTATTCCTGGCATGTGAGCAAACGCAGGTGGAAACTTTCCAGAGGCCACTATTACATCCGTGGTAAATAGCGGCGCTCCTTCATCGGTGTAATCCTTGCCAGTGTTGAACACATCCTTGGGCTTCGGCTGCACTGTTGATGCTTCAGCCTTCCCTGAAGCACTACGGATGAAGGGCAACGCTTGCCCGGGGACTGGCTTAGCATTTGTTGGATTGTTTACAGTAGATGCCATTTATCCCTCTCACATAACTGAGTTACTTTTCAGAATGGACTCTTGAAAGCATCAAACGGGTCTCCTGATCGACGCCCTGGTGACAATCCACCAAGGGTGGCAAAAGAATATCCTGGGGTCAATGCACCATGGAATTCTTTTGCTTGAAAATCTGGGCTCGTTAGCATAAGCACCAGCCCTGTAATTGCGTCCAGAGTATCATCGTGGTCACCAAAAGGTGCATCTAAAGCTTCTCTAACAAAACGTCTCATCGAAGGATGAGGAACAAGAACTCCATTTTCCTTCACAGCACGTATCCGGACTCGACCAGTTTCAAAGTGCGGTGTAGCCAATTGCCACTTTTGGACTTTGTCTCCTGGGTAGGAAACAGGTACACAGGGAACACCTTGCTCCCAGGCTTGCTGGCCCAATGCCCACTGGTAAGCATTTGCTTCTATGCCAATCTTGGTAGACTTCCAAGTTTTCCATTCTCGAACCATCGCACGAACTTGCTGGGGAAAGGGAATCTGCGCTCTGTAGGTGTCAAGCAAGTACACCAAAGCACCAACTCGTGCCCCAGTAGCAATCACAAAGTAGTCCGCTTTCACAGTTCCATCAGGATTCAGCTTCACACCAGGGTCTGAAGCTGATTTTAACGCCAAATCTACAAATTGCAAAGGTCTTAAAGTAATCATCTTGATGTTCTGCGATTTCCAGTGTCAAGTGAGCCTACAATCCTGTTTCCATCCAGCCCATTCATAATCCCATCACCAGAGTTTTCTTTTGTCTTCTTTGCTCCAAGATTGGCAGGATAGCGAATGGCTCGGTCATCGATGTACGCTTCAGCGGGTGGCTTCACGTTTGTAACTTGAAGAGGATGTACGCCATACTTTTTCAACCAGCTTTCAATTGCCCCCCACATAGGTTTGGGACGTGCTGTTAGAATAACTAAGCGGAAGCCTTTTGCTTGGATTCTTCTTGCTAGCTTGATTCCAGGTGCTAGAGGCTTTCCAATCTTGTTGATGTTGTCTCCCTTATTCCATTCAGCCAGAACCCCGTCAAAATCCATGGCAATCGTTCGGGGCTGAGATGCTATTTGCTCATTGAGCCTATCAACTGCTTCCTGTCCACGAAAGATAGTTTGTTTGGGCTGTTGCTCCTGAAGACGCTGGCTGTACAACAAATCAAAATCATCGCCAAGAATCGGTAGGGTCATACACCTTACCTGATTCACTCTTTTATGTTCCCAGTTCTGCGTGATAATGCCCCGTGGTTGGACTTCTGTGAATCGCCTCCACTACCACATCGCTGTTGTAGTGATGGGAAGCACCCCCATCCTGTCTTACTGCTGAAATTGTAGCTTTCAGCAAGGCTGCTCTTGTGAAGCCTGCTTTGGAGTGGAAAGTGTAGCTCCCCTCTTTTGCTCCATGTGGATGTATTGTTATCGTCTTGTCAGAGGTAGCTAACTCACTTCCATTTTTCATAGAGCCAATATGCTTTAGTTGAGAAGCCATATTGTCCATTGCAGGATTGCCCTCATCCTCACTTTTGTCTGGAAAATGGTTGTATAAGTCCATAGACATTACATTCTTTCCTTTAGAGGAAGATTTTTTGTTTTTGCTGCCACCCTGTGGTCCAGAGCCAGGGCCACCCTCTCTAAGTCTCCGAATGGATTCAAGCTCCCCTGGTAACGACTGCTGAGCTCTGTACATTGCTGGCCTCCCTTTTCTCTTCACGAGGAAATCGCTTTGGCACTATTGCCAATTGTGTCATCGTATCCAGGTCTGCAAAGCGTGTCATTGCTGATTTGATTCCACGAATTTTTCTCATCACAAACCGATGATGCCCATTGTGCACGTACAATTTTCCTCGGAACTTGAAAACAATTGGAGTCCTCTCTGGCGGTGGGTTATCAATATGCCAGTGAATAGACTCCGGTCTTAGATACTTTTGCGTAGCCACCAAGTTCTTGAGCTCAACTCGTATCATAGGAAGCTCTTTTGTATGAATCCCCCAACGTCCTCTAACAGGCTCATAGATTCTTGGGCGACTAATGTCCACCTCAACGTAGAAGTCACAGCAACTCAGGCGCAATGCGCCCATTCTAGGTTGTTGGTCAAGCATTTTGTGCGCTTTCTTTTTAGACAGAAGATGTGTCACGCTGTCCTCTCCTGTAAGTTATGCACTCAGCTCCGTAGCAAGGTAGGTGTAGCCATCCACGGAATTATACACCAGCATTTCGTTGTCAAAGTAGCAAAGCCAATCCTTCTGAAAGATTCCACCTTCACCAGAACTAATCTCATTCTGCTTTTCCCTGTCAAACGATACAGAACCTTGCCCTGCCCTATCCATCAGAAGTTCCCGAATGCCCCATCCAAATGCTTTCTCTTTCCCAGTGGTTGGGTCACTGATTGCTTTTCCATTATCATCAAGAGCAGGGGTGCTTGGCCACAGTACCTCGTAGTCATCAGTCAAAAGTTCTACATCAACGATTGTCTCTTCACCCTTAATCTCTGATAGTCCCTTGACGTGCCGCCCTGTATCAGTCAGATAGAGCCAGCCCTGAATCAATTTTTCAGAGTCCGTTGGGTCAGGAATCATGGGGAATTTGATGATAGCTTTTTCGATTGTCTTCTTCCAGAGTGCTGATTGGAGAATGGTATTGAACAAGTCCCTGCGGTTTTTGCGAGTGCCAACTACACAGTACCGAGTAGATGGTTCTCGAAGATTCCAGACTGTTCCCCAGAACCAGTTTTCCAGGGAATCCATTCGCTCCCCAGTCTTTGTGTTTTCATCATCCAGCGGGTCATCCACATTCACATCGTCAAAATGGCCTCCTGTAATTCCTCCCAAGGCACCAACAAATTCATACGTGTGGTCCTTTTCCAGCTTGCCTGCCTTGAGGCGTTTGCAACTAAAGTAGCTTTTCAACCACTTCTTTGGGTCTCGAATGTCTCCAAAGTCTTCCGTGAGCCAAGTGTTCCCATCAATCGTTTCTCGAACCTGGTCTGCATACTTGGAAGATTGCGTGTCCGTCTTTGAGATTTGCAGAAACCTTTCATTGACAAATTCGAGATTGTTGTTTACAGCATCTGAATAAATCCGGTATAGTGGTTTTCCGTAGGAATGAATCCAAGATTTGCCATGGTCACGAGGAGCAAGGTGCAGCAGAAATTGTGTAGACCAAAGCTGAATCCATTTCTTTTGATGCTCAGGAAGTCTAAACCCCAGGTAATAGGTCAGAAAGAATTCGGGAGACAATGGGACAAGCATACGCCGAAAGCTGGGAGATAAATACTGGCGCATCAGGGTTCGCACACCGTTCATTCCCTCAGCGCTATTTATCTTTCTCCACAGACGCTCTTTGTCTACTGGCTTGTACTGTTTTACCCTGACCAATGAGACTCTCCACCTCAGCCGGAGGCAAAGCCTTCAAATCTATGACTGTCGGCTGTATTGTTTTCATTCCGGTTGCTTTTCCTAACATAGCTTCCACAAACATCTGAGCAAATTCCTTATCCATTTCGTGGGTATGGTGGACTTCGCTTGTTGTGTCGATATGCCCAGAGATTTGCTGTTTGGTTTGAATGTTCTGAATCAGCTTGCCCCGGCCCTTCAAAAGACGCAATGCAGTATCAGTTTGCAGATATGGGTCACGACTTTCCAAGGCATCCTCTAGGACTGTTACGGAACGTCCTAGCTTTGCATCAAGTCTTGAGCCAACTATGGATGCCTGTTTGTTTGCGTACCGCAGGTAGTATTTCTGAAACAGTTTGTGGTAGTGAATCCACCGATAATAGGTGTTACTATCCAAATGTTCCATTTTGCAGATTACATCAATGGGAACACCTCGTACTGCAAGGCGGGCAATCTTTTTCATCCGAGGCGAAAGTTTGTCATAGCGAACCGGAACTTTTCCCTCAGAGACCTGCTTTCTGATGCTGGCCATCTTCACCAACTTTTTCTCTGGAGGGTAGTCTTCAGCATATCGTGGAAAGCGTTGGATTCTATCACCCACTGTTTTCTTTCCCCTGCTTAGAATTACCTTTCCCAACTGCTTCTCCAATTGCATTTGACATGCTTTTGTAGTCCTTGCTAAGAACCACAAAGGCAGCTGAAAACAACTGCCCTGCTACGTGGGAAGAGCGCATTGGAATTACAACACCTGTCCCATGGATTCTGGACTCCCACTCCACGTTTAGATTTCCATGAGAGTCCTCCCGTATCAGAACTCGGAGTTCTGTGGTGTCTCTTGCAACACTGTCAGTTTCCTTTTCCATCTTCTGGACTCTCCTTAATTGGAACTGGCCCATCTGCTATTGCACCATCTGGAGTGAAAACAACACGATTGTCCATTTGATAGATGACAATCTCTCTCTCCAGTTCATTGTTGACACGACCCAGAAACTCCTCTGGGAGGATTCCAAACTTTTCACAGAGGATTTCAGTGAGCACTACAATCTCGGAGCGCATCAGAATCTTGTGGATATGCCCATCCACCAACAACATTCCTGGCCCTGCCCCATTCTTCCGCAACAAGTAATTTGCAAACGTGTTGAGCCGCTGGAGAAGTTGAACAAGGTGGGCACTTTCTTCCGATTGCTTTGCTTTTCCTGCTACGTTATCCGCCATGTCTTCCATTTGCTTTTTTCTCCGCTCTCGCTTCCTTTTCGCGTTTCCCAATCCAAGCCTCCCAAAGTTCTGTAAAGAACCCAAGCTCAACAGTCATCAGCCCTGTAATGGAGTGTCTGGCACGCAGTTTTGCCAGGTCGCGTTTTAGAACTCTATCCTGCGCTCGTCTCATGCTTTTTCGGAGCCGCTTGATATCTTTTTTCCTTGGCTCCTTTTGTCGCTGGCGCAATAACAGACTGTACCGTTTCTCCCAAATCCTGCTGCCCTCAGAATATCGGTTGGCAACTTCCTTTTTCAACTCTTTGGTCTTCTTACCAAGACTGCCTAGCCGTGGCAGCTTTGTTCCCAGAAGGACATGTTTCTTTCCCCCTTCTCCATATTTGGAAGCTGCGCCAGCAAACAGGGCTGGCACACTAAGGTTCCTTCTTTTTTTGCACTCAATGACAACCGTACGGACAAGAGGATATTTCCTACGGAATTTCTTCCCAAAGTAAACATCTGGAGCCTCAACCCCAAAAGACTCCATCGTGCGCAACCGGCGCTTGCCCCCCAAAGCTATGGCAACTTCCCATTCCCAGCCTTTCCAATTTGAGACATTTGCCACTGTCACATCCTCCGCTTGCTCTTACGCCACACACGAATTGTCTTTTTCTTCAACTGGCCTGTTTTCGCGTCTGCCTCTGAAAACCGTTTGCTTTCACGGAGCAACTTTCGAGTGAGTTTGTATACTCTTCTAACCTGATTTCGTGAGATGTTGTGTTGAGACATCAGAGCCTCTCCAAGACGGCGTGCCTCCGCTGCGCTTTTTGCATGAGACAGTGTCTCATAGATAGCAATATTTCTGCGTGCTTCTTCAAGTTCCTTCGTACTTGGAATTCTAAGTGTTGTGCCCGCAAACACTGTAAGCAGTTTCTCAGTGTCTGCTGCACCAAACAGCCTAAAAAATTCCGCTACCAAGGACTTCGGGTACATTTTTGCCAATTGGTTTAACAATAAGCGCACTTGCATTCTCACGAGCCTCCAGTAGCTTTTCCCTAACCATAATCAGCGTGTAGTCCAAATAGAACTGAACTTCTTTCTTATCCAAACCAAGCCTTCCAAGACTCTTCATCACTTCCACTCGGTTGTAAAACAGTTCTCCATTCTGAATGGACTCACGGATTTTCACGCAAACACGGCGATGGTACCGATGTTTTGGAACCAAAAATCCATTTTCCCTGAAAGCGTGCTGGATGGAATCTGCCAAAGCGTTCAATATGTGACGGTTTTCCGGAGTCTCAAACACCTTGTTAGAATTGACTTCAGCTTCCCGTTGAGCAGTTTCATCAGTAGACAAGCTGAGATTTTTACTGGACATCCTCTGGCCCTGTGTTATGCACGTGTTGCAGATGAGTGTCCACAAAAAGGCAAAAGCAGAGCCACGCCCAGGCTCATACTTCTCAAGCCCATACAGCATCTTCAGAATACATTCTTGACGGATATCATCACGGTTTGCGTAGATATGTTTTTTGGAAAGAGCCGCATCAATTAGAGGTAAAGAATTGCGCACAATTCTATCCCGCAGTCCAACTTGACTGACATCCTTTGCATACAGACCAAGAAGATGGGTCACCTTTTTGTTATTGAAGATTTGGTGTTTCTTCATGAAAACTGTTCCAGAGTGGAAGACCCATGATGCTTAGTGACCCGCCAAGTTCTGCTTATCTGAGAACGCAACTGGTTCTCATGACTAATCACTAGAATTGTCCCCCGCAGCTCCGAGAGAATATTGAGAATCTCTTTTTGTCCGGTGTCATCGAGACCATCGAGGAGTTCATCAACAAGTAGCAGATTGCAAAGGCGGGACATCCATGAAAAGACAAGAAGTACGCAAATATCCACCCGTCTACGTCCTCCAGCGGACTCACCAACATAACTGTTGGCCCCGAATCGAGCCTTATACTGCAAATGAAAGAGCTCTCGCTCTTTTCCTTGTTTGGTTTGTTTTGTTGGGCTGAGCTCAAGCTCTACCCCTCCATGAAATACTTTTTTGGAATACTCATCCAGCTTTTGGTTCAATGCCGGGAGTGCTTCCCTTACAATCAAGGACTTCACTCCGCGATTTCCAAAACCAATTTCCCAGAACTCCAAGCTCTGTATTCTCCTTTCAAGAAGTTTCTTTTCTTGTTCATGCACCAACAACCTGGACACACACCGTGTGTACTTGAGAGATAAAGCTTCTATTTTTTCTGAGAAAGGGGCAAAGGAGACACTTTTTGCCCCCGCTTGTGCCTCCAATTCCCCTTTCTCTTTGCAGTATCGTGTTAGGTGTTGTTGGTTTAGTGTGTATTGTTTGTGTAGGCGCTTTAGACTCTTGCGCCCATGTGTTGTTCTCCTTTCCGATTCCAATACAGAGTGTTTTGCTGCGTGGTACTTCGCCATAGTACCCCGCTGCTCTGTTTGAATATGGCTCAAGAATTCTTCGATAGTTGGCTTAGAAATTCTAGCCCCACAAAACGGACAAGGCTTTCCAACCAATCTCTTTCGATTGTGCACTGCTTTGGAATAGTCTTTTAGAGTTTTTCGAAGTTGAAGAACTCTAGCTTCTCCCTTTGTCTGCTTTTGAACAAGGACTTCAAATTCGTCCTCAGCCTTCCTAACATCTTGCTTTGTCACTTTCAGCTTAGGCTTTTTCAACCCCTGAAGTTTTCGCCTAATCCCCTCCAACTCTCCCTGCGCTTTTTGCTGAACAAAGGCTTCACTTTCCCGCAGTGCTTGTATTTCAGCTTTGGCTGTCTTTGCTTCTCCATTTTCTCGCTCAAGCTGAATAGACAGCCGTACTTTGTACTCGTTGGCCTCAGCTAGAAGTTCCTTTGTTCGGTGGAGCGCAATATCAAACCGGCTAAAGTGCAGGAAGGATTCCAGAAGCTTCTTTTGCTCTGCGTCTGACATCATAGCAAAAGGCTTCATCCCACCGAAGATTACGGAATTGGCAAAGGCTTGAAAATCACAGCCAAGAATTTCTTCTACTCTTTCTTGAGTAAGTTCTTCATGCCGAAAAGACAACAGGTGATTTCCACACCATAATTGAAGTTGGTTTTGGTGCTTGTGATGCTTTCGGTATCGCCTACACACGTAGCCTGTCTCAGCCACGGTAAAGGAAACCGACACGTAGCAATCTTTTTTCACACGCCTGTGTATGACTTGGTCATGGTGGAGACCACGAATGGTTCGATTGAATAGACACCAGCACAGGGCTTCAATGATTGCTGTCTTACCCGCCATATTGCTATCTGCCGCTGGGTCATCCAGATTGCGCCCCTCCAATCGAACTATTCCCTGCCTACTTAGGGAAATGGTTTGCTGTTCTCGAAAACTCATAAAGTTATGAATTTTGAGTTTTTGAAACTCAACCATTCACTTCTCCCCCAGATAAATTTTTGAGCCCAAACGTATTAGGCTTTCTACCCGGTCTCTTCTAGCATTACCCCTTGCATACCGTTCAATTGCCTCCTCAGGGCGCAGTGAGCGTACAGTTTCTATGGGTTGCTCACTTCCACTTTTGGCTCGGTCTATCTGCAACTGAAATTTCCCCCTGGCTAATGCCTCAACCTCAGCAGCCTCAACTTTTGAATCCAGCGGTAGTATAACGCGAACAAAGTCATTAGTCAAGTCCCCTAGTTTTTTCAAGTCTTTGTGGTGGTAAACTCGAACCTGCCGAAAGCGTGGGAGATTCGTGTAAATCTTTTCTAGCTTGAACCAAGGCTTCTTGTCGTACAGAGTCACATCCCAAATACAAGGTCGATGTGTTTCTCCAAACGAGTGCTGAAGGGGTGAGCCCAAATACAGGACGTTGCTTGCCAACCATTGCTGGGTATGGTAGTCTGACAGAAGTACAAGATTGAAGTCTTTTGGACGAATATCCTTGAGCTTGATAGGATTGCGAATGAGGTATTGCTTTGGGCCTACACGCCCACCTTGTATACCACAATGTAGAACCAACACAGCAACTGAAGTTTCCACTCTTAGTTTTCTAACCGCCTTCTTCAGACGTTCTGGTTTTGAAGTGTATGGAACAGCATACAAATGCTTCCACAGGCGTTGGGGTTGCTCTATGACTTGTGCAACTTTTCTAAACGGCCTGAGAGAATGAATTGTTCGGTCTTTCAGCTGTGCACACAAGTCGTGGTTCCCCAGATTGATTACAGTCTCCAACCCTGAGTCATACAGCATCTCCAGCTTCTGATAGGCAGCGTCGTAGATTTCCACTTGGATGTAGTCTGTTTCCTCAAACAAGTCCCCATTCAGTAGAATTTTACGAATTCCCCGCTTCTTTGCTTCTGTGGAAAGAATGTCGAAAACCTTGAGGCAATTGTACAACCGACTGTTCATTCCATCTTTTCGAGTGTAGCTGAACTGCTTCCAGTTGTGTATCTGGGTGTCTCCTGTTGCCAAAAATCGAAGCACTGTAGACAAAGCACTCACTCCAAAATTTTGAAGTCGTTAGAAAAACTGAGAAGCTCAACAGGAATAAAAGCACCCTGCTCTGTAGTAACACCTAGAACCTTGTTTATCTTACCGTCTCCTAAAATAACTCTGTAGCTCTTGACCTCCAGTGTTCGGGGTTGAATCCAAAGCTCCATACACACTGTTGCTGTTGTAAATTCCCAATTCCCATCATCTGTCTTAAGTTTTGACAAGTGTACTCGCTGTAATATCATCCTGACAAACTCCCTAGAATGGGGTTTTCCCCTATCCTCCCCGTAGAATTCGCCTACGGGGCTGCAAATTGGGCTAGAGATGGGTTATAGGAGGCTACCTAACCCCCAGGAACTGGCCTGGAAGTGAACTTTTGCCGCTCAGCTATCCTAGCAATCTCAGCATCCATCTCTGCTTTGGTGTGGATTGGCTCAAAGCGATGGCAACTAAATTCTCCAAGATAGGCACGGCCAAGTTCTGAAATTCTGAAAAGTTTGTCCTTCCCTTGTCCCTGGCCTACAGCCCCCCAAGTGGCCCAGTCCTCAGAGTTGATTTCATAAACCCTGGCGTAGCGCATCCCATAGTACAATTCGCTACTTTGGATTCCATAGCACTCACCAAGAATAAGCCGAGTTTGACTGTGGCTTGATACTATGCAACGAGCAATTACAAGCGGTTCATTGTTCATTTGATTTGGGCTGTACGCGGAAACCGATGCGGCCCTTTCTCCTCTCGAAAAAGTTTTCGTTCACCTTTCATCACATCATCAACAGATTCCATTTGAATCCCGTAGGAACGTAGTAGGTTTGAAAAGTCTTCTATGTCATGATGAACCAGTCTACGATATTCCTTTCGCTGGCCTTCTTCAAATCCACTTGCTGGGATGTGGAATAGCTCGTGAAGCACAACGTAGTGCTGAAATGCAACAGTTTCTGCATCAAAGCGAGTTGTCCAGAAGGTTATCACGTAGTCAAAATGCGGTATGATTAACGACCAAGGATAGCGATTTGAGGAAATTCTTGCTATGAAGTTGCTAGACCTGTTCGTAAATCCACATAGAAACACACGCTTGGGCTCAATGTGCTTCAGTACTGTTGGAAACAGTTCTTTCACTTTGAACAGTATTGGGCGATAATCCTCCCTAACATCCCACACCTTAGCATGTCTTCCCATGTTTATTCTGCTCCTAACTTTTTGAAAACGTAGAAGAAGTCACAGCACTCATCAGAGCAAAATCCTCGAAGCTTCCCTTCACTTTGATGGATAAACATCCTGCCTCGTTTTCCACAGATGCAAAGAAGTGTTCCTTCCTTGCTGCGGCACTCTGCTTCTGGAAACCTTGGAAACCGCAGTAGCCTTGGAAATCTAGCTATCGTGGACATTCAAATCCTGAAATGGATTCAACCAATTGGGCATATCCTTCAGCAAGGACACAAATTCCTTTTTGATAAAATATTCCTGCAAAGCTACTTTGTTTATTGGTTTCAAGCCCTTGATGTTTTTTCGAAGAAGCAAAACTACCTTTTCTGCCTTCTCTTGCCGAATGGAAAGGTGCAAATCCATTAGCAGGAGATTTCTGTAAAATTGTTCCCGCGCTCCTTCTGCTACAAACAAAGCGTAGCGATTTCCCTTGCTTGCCACACGCTCAGCCACTTTTGAGTCCCTAAACAACACTTCCACTGAGCCATACTTCTGGATAATCTCCATTGCTGTAGTTGGCCCAAGACCTTTTGCTATTCCTGGGATATTGTCACCATTATCTCCACAGACAGCCCGATATTCCAGCCATTGTCTTGGAGATAGAAAAAGTTTCTGATGAAAATTATTCATCGTGTACAATTCTGTCTTGATTGGAGACCAAACAGAAACCTTGTTGTCTACAAGATGGAGCATATCCTGATCAGAAGAAACAATTGTCTTGTCTCCAGCTAGTTCTGCACAAGAAATCCCAATCAAATCATCAGCTTCCATTTCAGGATAGGTAAGTTGCGCCACAGCAAGATTCCGCAGCAGGTCTTTCAAAATCTCCATCTGGCTCAGTACACTCCGAAACTCTCTAGCTTCAGCAGATGTAGAATCATGGTGCCGATTAGCCTTGTATTCAGGGAAAATCTTTTTTCGGTACTCAGACTTTCCCAAGTCCCAGCAAATCAAAGCCAAGTCTGGGCTGAACTGCACAAGAACACTCCGTAGAAGACGCAGAAAGCCATAGACGACTTGAATTTCCTGCTTAGTGTCAGCAGTGGTGAGGATAGGCATCTTTTTGGAAAGACGCCATACGCTATTGTTTCCGTCGATAATGAGTGTCTTCATTCTTTCCCCAGTGAGGCTTTTCTCAAAGCCGCATCAACTTCTTGACGGTACTTTGAGTAGAACTTGGCAAACGAGTTTTTTGTAAGAACATGGCCTTTGTATTTGTACACCTGCTCGCTACGCTCGATTATCTTTTTGTCTATGCAAAATTCCCAAACAGTAAAAACAGGGTCAATTCCCTTCTTCCAGTAGGCTGCCAGCTTACACTTACGAAAGGGTGGGGCAAATTTGTTTTTCACTGTAGTGAAATTGCACAACATCCCGATTTCCTCATCATCCGGGCCTTTGATGCTTTTGATACGGGCCACTCGGCAGCGTACCCAAGCATAGAAACGTAGTGCTTTTCCTCCTGTTGTTACTTCCTTGTTTCCGTACATTTGAGCAAGATTAGTTCGAGTTTGATTCACACAAAGCAAACAAACGTTGTTTAAGAAAAGAAAGCGCACTAGCCTACGAAAGAACTTAGACAACTGAAGGGCCATCCTGCCCATGTCACTTGCAGCCAATCCAGCCTTATGCTCTAGCTCTGTCCGTGTTGGAGTTGCGGCAATTGAGTCCCAACCAACTACGATTGGTGTCCTTTTGTCCTTTGCCCGGATATCATGTACAACATCCCGCAGTTCTTTGTAGAAGTCCTCGATTGTTTTTGAGCACATAACCAGCAACAAATTCTCATCCAACCCAACACTTTTCATTCTTTTGTAGTTCAGGGAGTATTCTGCGGCAAACAATCCAGTGTAGTAGCCTTTACGTTGAGATTCCGCCAGTGTGTTTTCTACAATGGCAGTTTTGAGGCTTGCCTCAGGGCCATAGATTTCTATGATTCCACCTCCTGGAAATCCCATCCCAAAGCAGAGGCAGCAATCAATAGGAAGAATCCCACTGGAGATGTAAGGGCGCTCTTGTGCAAATATGGAGTCGTGAAGCGTTGTTAAAGTTTTTCCCTGCCGCTTCTTCTCCTTTTTGTATCGCGTATTTATGCTTTTGATTACTTCCTCAAGAACCTTACGCTTTGCCCCCTTGAAGCCTACAATCTTTTCATAGCGCGGAAATCTTGGTGGCACAGTTATGCCTCCTTTGAAACTCCAAACTTGAAATACAGCAGTTCCAGTTTCGATAAGTCATCAGGAGTTGCAGTGCCCTCCACAGAACGTCTACACACTGCTTCAAACAATTCCAAATCAGACTGAGTCATGCTGGGCGTCATTGCCCCTAGAAATTTGACTAGAAAAACAAAACGCCCAGCATTCATGATTGTCTATTCTCCCCCCTCAACTTTCCCACCAAAGGGATTTTCAGCAACTCCTGGAGTGGTGGTTGGGTCCAACCTCACAGAACCTGCAGTTATGGCAGGTTGCTGAGGTTTTGTAACCCTACGACGAACTCGATTCCGAGGCTTCGCTTTCACTTTCTTCTTCTTCATGGCCATGGTGTTTATGCTCCTTGTGGTGTTTAGATTTTACATCATGTTTCATCTTCCGGTATTGCTTTTCCAAATCTGTTTCCGCTGATGCCTCCGAAGCCTCTGACTCTGAGACCCCAGAACCTGAAGAAGACTCTCCCCCCGAACTTTCGGACTCAGACTCAGAACTTCCTGAACTTTCCGACGAAGAGGAGCTTCCACTTTTCTTTTCTTCATGCTCCATCTTTTTAGCCAACCTTTCAGACCTGTGCACAAATGTTTCAAGTTCCTCATCGCTGCTTCCACTCACCATAGAATCAAAGTCAACCAGAGTTTTCAGCACAGCCTTCCGTTTTGTAGAGGAGTCAAAAATTGGAGTCTCCCTATCCAGTGCTTTGAAGGTGTAGGTGGTATCTAACTCTTCACCCACCCTGTTCAACCGGATAAGCCTTCCATACTTTGCGTGGGTTACTCCTAGGATAGACTTCCTCCTGTAATCCTCATCGGAAAAGATGTCCAAAAGCAAGTTATGCCACTTGGAGGAAAGTCGGAGAATTTGGAATTTCTTCCCTTCATAGCCTTTGACTCGATATTCCCCTTTGGAGCTTTTCTTGACCTTCGCTACCAAAATGTTCCAAAGCCCTTCGTTCTTTTTGACCAACAGCCCCCAGAGTTTCTTTGCCCTCACCGACCTGTCACCTTTCAAGTCAGCTTGCCGCTTGCACACAGCGCACTTTCTATGTTTCCCTGTTTTCCTGTCTACATCATTCTGGGCGCAGTACACCTTTTCCGGATAATTTCCATGGTAGTAGACATCCTTCCAAACCTCACCATTTGTCTTCCACGGTGGACCAATCCGGATGTAAGTGTTGCCCACAGAGGCTTTGAACCAATCGTGATTCCCCCCACCCCGCTTGCTGGCCCTCTTCTCACGTTCCACCTGAACTTCTTGTGCTGTCATTGTCATGATTGTTCTCTCTCCTTCCTCATGTTAGCATTGAACGACTGTAGCATTGATGCCCTCTGCTGAAAAGCTCTTTCACTCTTTTCTAAAAATCGAGCAGAGTCCTCCCAGTGCCGCAACTTGGCCCTCAACTTCCGGTATCGCGTTGAGTCCCAAAACCCCATCTTCATATCTCCAACTCGGATTGGTTTTCCTCTTGCCCTACGCTCTTTTGAGAGTTTTGCTTCAAGATGCTCCAGCTTTTCCTCCAATTCTGAGACAGTAGCAGCAACCTGTGCCGAAAGGGAAGCCCACCATGCATATTTCCCAGGCTGATGCAAAAGTTCCCTGTCTATCCTTGTGCGGTCTACCCGCAATTCTTTCAGCAAGTCTGCCTTGTAGACCTCTGTGGGTCTAAGCTGGATGACTACAGGGGCATGCCTAAGACGTCGGTCGCTCATTTGAACTCCGGTGGTACAATAAATTCCCCAGGCTTCTTTCTATGTTCAAGTTCTTGCATCTCTCCAAGATTCAAACCTAGAGAAATGTCAGTATCCCAAGGAACTGTACAAAACCAACCAGTCCTCTTCTGGATGAATTCACGGTCTGTCATAAATTTGTAGGACATTTCCAACACATCATCAAGTTCTTTGTACCAGTAGTCAATGTACAAAGCATCATGAACCGCAATGATAAGTTTTGATTTCATCCGGTATTTCATAGCCCATTCAGCAAAGCGATGGCCAGCAACCCAAGTCACATCTGATGCATCTCCTTGGATTGGTGAGTTTATTCCCTCACGCACTGCCGTATTCCGAATTCCATCGTCTTCACTATCGTAGCCTCTGCAATGCCTTCGCCGAAAGAAATGGGAGTAGACAACGCCATGGCCCAAAATGTAGTGGCGCCGTTGCTCCAGGTATCTTGCAACACCCTGGTACTTACCAAAATAGCGGCTTTTGAACTTCTGGGCTTTCTGCTCAGACCAACCAAAGTCTGCCGCCAGAGCTTTTGCACTGCGCCCATATACCAAACCAAACGAGATGGCAGATTTGGCGTCAGTACGCTGCTCCTTTGTTACATCTTCTTCTCGAATCTCATAGGCTGCTGCGGCTCCCATTTGGTGGGGGTCTTTGCCTGAATTAAACTCGGAAATCATTGTTTCATCCTGGGAACGGTCAGCCATGAGGCGAAGCTCCATCTGCTTTTCGTCCTGCTCCAGTATGAAGTAGCCATCTCCACTAGAGACAAACTGAGTGCGTAATTCCATTGCAAGTTTGCTTCGCTTGGGAAGATTTTCATGATTTGGGTGGTCGCTAGAAACTCTTCCCGTAACAGTACCCTGCGGACGGTATGTTGTATGCGTTTTTCCATCTAAGCCACACCACTCTACGATTGGAGCAATGTACTTAGAGTTTGCAGAGAAAAGCTCATTTCGTTTTACCAAAGCACCAAGAACTTTATTCTTTCTAATTTTCTGGAGTTCTTCCAGGACTTCCTTGTCTACAGAATACAACCCCCCATCTGTTTTCTTTATGGATTTGTACCCCAATTTCTCAAAAACCAATTCACGCCGTACCTCTGTGGAGTTCAGATTTATGGTTGAGCCCTTCTCTTTGATTAGCTTTTCACGTTGTGCCTCATACAACTCCAGTACACGCTTTTTCACACTAATAGGGCGATATTTGTAGGAACGCACCCTCTCATAAACCCTACAAAGCATCTTTTGCTCAATTTCCTCCTTTAGCTCTTGCACCTCGGGAAAGTTCAGCAACTTTCCATCAAGTTTCTGTATCCTGCCACTGTAAATGTCTTGAAGATCAACGTTCCGCTTTTTGTCAATCTTAATCCCGGCAATCTCCATCATTGCCGCTGTCCAGTTGTGCCACATCAGTGGGAATTTGAAGGGAAGTTCCCACAGCTTTTCTTTCTTCAACTGCTTTTCCAGCTTGAAAAATAATCTATAGCCCGCTATACAATCATCAGTGTTGTACGGATACAGCACAGACACAGCAGGTGCGTAGATTAGATTTCCGCCACGCTCTGGGTCGTGCTGCGGATTTTCTAGACAATATTGACGCTTAGGAAGGTCATAGTCAGGCATTCCCACTGCATAGCCCCAGTCTTTCAGCCCATGGCCGCCCTTTTCCTCATTGAGTGTGTAGCTCATCAAACCTGTATCAGCGTAGTAGCCTCTTGACTCACGCCCCCCAAGCCAAATGTCATGAAGCACAATCATGTAGACGTATTCAAGTGTCTTCCCAAAATGGGCTACGTGTTTAATGCCTGGGTCTTCCCAGATGTCCTTCACTGCCTCTAGCACTTCTTCCTTGCGAACTGTTATTTCTGCTTCTGCACCCGCTCGGCCTTCTACCGGAAAGCAAACTGCATTGTTGTAATCCCAAGCAAACCCAACGCAGCCTACTTTTGGCTCTTTTGTACCTTTCAAAAATGGGGACAGCGTGCTTGACTCAATATCTGTGGACAGAAGAGGCTGCTTCCGAAGCATGTCTGTATACTCCTGCAGCATCTTCTTATCTCGGATGTACTCATTCTTACGCTTTAATTTCCTACTTTTTCTTTTCGGTTCTGCCATACGCTTGGCAACCCGCAGAGCTTCCAAAAAACGCTTCCGGGTAGGAATGTTGTCATTGCGAAGAAGGTATGCTGGGTGGAAGCTACAGACAAACGTCCAGTTTGGAGTCTTGATTACTTCACCATGGAGCCGCAAGATACCTGTGCGATTTAGGATACTCTGAACAGCTGAGGAACCCAGCAGAACAATAACTTTTGGATTGGTAGCTCGGATTTCTCTAAGAATGTGAACGCGGCAATGCTTGATTGCTTTTGGGTAGGCTGACAGCTTGTTACCAGGTGGCCGGCAGCGGCAAACATTGCTAAACCTACACTTTTGAATATCAATACCAATTTCTTCTATCCCTTTCCGAAGCTCTCTTCCTGAGTCTCCTACAAAAGGGACACCCTTTTCATCTTCTACTTGGCCTGGCGCCTCACCAATAAACAACCAAGTGGGATTCTTTGCTCCTTCCCCTTCCATCCTGGGGGATTTACATTTCTCCCAAAGGCCACACTCTTGACAAAACTCGTCTACTGTTCTGCCATTGGGTAGGATTTTCAGTTCGGTCAATGATTCACCTTGAAGGCACTAGCCAAGAATTCACCTGTTTTTGTATTCAGCCCATAGTGGCCAGGAATTTCTGGCAATTTATGCTTCAGAGCTATGGCGTGTATACGCCTATGAAGTTCATCCCACGCTCGGTCAGCAAAGCTCTCCATCCCCATTCCTGCAACGGACATAACTGGCATTTCTATTGCTGCGTGGTACAGCTTTACAATTTCCAGCATTTCTTTCTTTGTAGTGTAGGTCTCAGTGCCTTTGAAACCTATGGGGGTGCATTTAGTTTTTTTCATCAAATCTCTCCACCCAAGTGGGCTTTTCCAGAGACAAATAGCTTTCGGGATGATGGGCAAAATTGTTGTTCCCGTCATTTGCGCTAAAAGTTTCGTGGGGACAGATGGTTGTTCGGAATTCATCGTCAAGATACTTGCTACAAACACTGCATTTGATTATCATTCACAGCCTCCTCACTTCCTCCAGCCATGCCTTGAACTCGTTAGGCCGAAGCTCTGCTTGCGCTATCAGCCATTTGGTTGCATACACCGCCAAGTCTCCCAAGGTTTGGGAAAGTGTTTCTCCTCCATCGGCTGGTGAGGAAAGTTGCATCAAATTTTCTATCCGGTCAAACTTACGTTGAAGATTCACTAGCATCCCATCCTTTTCTCCACGCTTGAAGCAAGAAGCAGTGTAGCCTTTTCCTTTCACAGCCTCCAGCCTGGAGAGGAAGGCACACACGAAGGCGAAACCAGCATTTGTTTCAACTTTCACAAAATCAAGACTCTCAACTGATAATTCCGCCTGATTTGTGGCTGCCAAAAGCCCCTGTCTGTACCAACCATCGCACTGCTCTTCCATGATTACATTACCAACCAATCGTGATAAAGCACGGTCTCTTGCACCAAAATACAGCTTGCGCTCTTCTTCAGACATTTCCATTAGCAGTTCCTCCTCAAGTTGTTTTTCTTCTATCCTCAAAAGGATTTCTTCTTTCACCCA